AAGCGCGAAGCAGCTGGGAAACCAGTCAAGCCAATCGAAGCATGGACGGAAACCATTTCCGAAGTGATAGTGGGTGAGGCAAACCCAAAAGCCACGCAGTCGGAAGCCTCAGCAGAATAGTTTGGGAAGTAGCCCTGGCAACGGGGCTACCACCAAGCGAATTTGAATCAGCCGAAGACATTTTGACGGTCATTGAGATTTTGGAAAGGCGAGCAAATGGCGAGTGACGCAATCAGTTATGACAAGAATGAATTGCGCGCCATTGTTCGTTCTTTCAAAGCAATGGACGACCAGGCACTTGCACAAGCCAAAGAAGCAACCAGCGAACTGGCAACTTACGTTCAAGGCAAAATTAAGGCAACCGCGTCAAGCCGTACACGCAACCTGGTTGACAACCGTGTTGCTGACGGTTCAAAAGTTTCAAAATCTTCCAAAGTTGGTGAAATCAGTTTTGGTTATGCTGGGCAGAAATTAAGCGGTGGCGCAACAACTCAGCAGGTGTGGGGTGGCGTTGAATTTGGTTCTAATCGCTACAAGCAATTCCCAGTGTGGTCAGGTCGCGAAGGTCGCGGTTCACGCGGCTGGTTCATCTACCCAACCCTAAGAAGCGTTCAACCCGAAATCATTAAGAAATGGGAAGAATCGTTTTCCAAAATAGTGAAGGAATATGACTAATGGCTGGCAGTCGTACCCTCAAACTTTCCATTCTTGGTGACGTTGATAATCTCAACAAGTCGCTGAAATCTGCAACCCAAGACGTTGACACATTTGGGGACAAGATTGGCAAAACTGGCAAAATGATTGGCGCGGCCTTTGTTGCTGCTGCCGCTGCTGCTGGTGCTTATGCCGTCAAGATTGGCATTGAAGGCGTCAAAGCCGCCATTGAAGATGAGAAGGCGCAGACACAGTTGGCGTTGGCGTTAGAGAACGCCACAGGGGCAACCACGGCGCAAATAGCAGCAACCGAACAATCCATTCTCAAAATGTCACTTGCCACGGGTGTGGCTGACGACCAATTGCGCCCCGCCTTGGGTCGCCTGGTTCGTTCGACGGGCGACATTACACAGGCGCAAAATTTACTTTCAACCGCACTTGACGTTTCAACGGCAACAGGTAAGCCGTTGGAAACAGTCGCCAACGCGTTGGGCAAAGCCTACGAAGGCAACACAACTGCCCTGGGCAAATTAGGTTTAGGCATATCAGCTGCGCAATTGAAAACTATGTCATTCACGGACGTCCAAAGCCGTCTTTCAGATTTATTTGGCGGGGCTGCTGCGCGCAACGCTGACACGTACGCGGGACGCATTGCCCGCATGCAAGTGGCATTTGACGAAGCGAAAGAGACGATTGGGTTTGCCTTACTGCCAATCCTTGAAAAAGTTATCAACTTTATTAACCAAAACGCATTGCCCGCAATCAACGCATTTTCAGACGCTTTCAGTCTTCAGGGCGGTGGTCTTGGTGGCTATATCACACAAGTTGGCAACTTAATCAGTGCAACATTTACGCCAATCATTAACGGCTTGGTAAAAGCATTTGGCTACGTCAAAGATGCAATCGGTGACAACCTTGACACATTCAAAGAATTTGGCGGTTACATTGCAACCTATCTTGCACCCGTCATTGGCACGGTTTTAGGTGGGGCATTGCAGGTTGCAGGCAAAATTGCAGGTGGCGTTATTGACGTCATTGCAGGCGTGGTTAGGATTTTAAACGGTTTAATTTCGGGTGCGGTTGCTGGAATTAACGCCTTGATTTCTGCCTACAATGCCATTCCCTTTTTGCCTAATGTTTCAAAGATTTCAACGCCAACGGTTAGCGTGCCAACAATTAAGACACCAACCGTTTCAACCGCAGTGCCGTCAATCCCAACAATTTCAGCACCGTCAGGCGGTGGGGCAACTACTTCAGGCGGTGGTGTGGCTAAGGCTGCAAGCGTTGTTGCAAGCGTTGCTGCGTCAGTGGCTGGTGGTGGTGGATTTACTGATTCACAGAACGCCGCGCGTTTGGCGGCTATGGGGGGCGGTGGGTTCACCGATTCACAAAATGCAGCCCGTATCAGCATTACAGTTAACGGGGCGATTGACAAAGAAGGCACTGCTCGCACAATTGTTGAAACCTTGAACAATTCCTACTATCGCGGCACTGGTGGTGCAACCGCGCTTGTGGCAATCTAATGACCCAGTGGAATCCCATTTGGAAGGTTGAAATTGACGGCGTTGAATACACCGACGCAATCTTGGCAAATCTGACAATCCGAAATGGTCGTACAAATATCTATGAGCAGGCGCAGGCAGGCTACGTCAATATTCAATTGCTTGATTTAGCGCAAACCATAATCCCAGTCAATATCAACTCAACAATTGGTGTTTCAGTCAAAGACACCGCAGGCGTATTTGTGGCAATTTTTGGTGGCAATGTGGTTGATATTGCCTTGGAAGTGCGTGAAGTAGGTTCAACCGCCTTCACTCAAACCTATTCAATCACCGCACTTGGTGCGCTTGCCCGTTTGCCAAAGTCATTGACTAAAGGCGTACTTTCCAAAGATTTTGACGGAAACCAAATTCAGACAATCTTGGAACAAGTTTTATTTGGTTCATGGGCTGAAGTTGCTGGTGCGGAAACTTGGGCAGCTTATGACCCAACAATCACGTGGGCAAATGCAGAAAACAACGGGCTTGGCGAGATAGACACTCCAGGAAACTACGAATTGGCAGCACGTTCCAATTCAACAATTGATGTTTATTCTTTGGTTTCGGCACTAGCAACTTCAGGCTTGGGCTATATCTATGAAGACGCACTTGGGCGAATTGGTTATGCAGATTCGACCCACCGCACGACATACCTTGCGACCAATGGCTACGTTGACCTTGACGCCAATCAAGCGCGTGGGTCAGGTTTGAGGATTGAAACACGCGCAGGCGACGTTCGCAATTACGTAACAATAAAATACAACGCAACCAGTTCTGCTGAAAAAACGGCATTTGACACAACTTCAATTGGTCAATACGGCACACTTGCCCAAATCATTTCAACAACCTTGCACAATGCAGCTGACGCGGAAAGTCAAGCAGAATTCTATTTGTCGCTAAGAAAACAACCGCAGCCGATTTTTAGCGAAATCACGTTTGACCTCACCAACCCTGAATTGGACAATTCTGACCGCGACAACCTTATTGGCGTTTTTATGGGCGAAGCCGTGGCACTTAACAACTTGCCTTTAAATATGAGCGCAGGCGCGTTTCAAGGTTTTGTTGAAGGCTGGTCGTTTCAGGCTTCCTACAATCAACTTTCCGTCACTTTGCTACTTTCACCACTTGCCTACTCATTGCAGGCAATGGCTTGGGACGACGTGCCAGTGACTGAAATTTGGTCAAGCGTGTCGCCAATTCTAGAATGGCAATATGCGACAATTGTCGCCTAAGGAAAGGAAACTCAAATTACAAATCCCACAAGCAACTATGGTTTTGTTCTCCCAACGGCGAGCGATTTAGTCACGGACTTGCCCGCAGATTTTGAAGTGGCATTGCAAGGCGTTGACACACGTTTGAAGGCATTGCAACCTGGAACAACACTTGGAGACATTGCTTATTCATCAGCAACGGCGAACACAAGCACGCGCCTTCCAATTGGCACAACTGGTCAAGTTTTAGCAGTTTCAGGCGGTGTGCCAGCGTGGACAACAACCGCAGATGTCACACCATTAACGACTAAAGGCGATTTATTCACTTTTACAACAGTAGACGCCCGAATTGGCGTGGGCGCGAACGGAACAGTTTTAACCGCAGATTCGGCAGAAGCAACAGGCTTAAAATGGGCTACACCAGCAGGCGGTGGCAAAGTCTTGCAGGTAATTCAAGCAACTTCAACCACTAATATTGCAAGTAGTACAACAACTTTAATTGATAGCGGGCTTTCTGCCTCAATCACACCATCATCAGCCACAAGCAAAGTACTTGTTATGACTTCTCAGCAATACTACAAAACAAGTGGCAACGCGGCTAACGCAATTAAATCTGCTTTATTGCGAGGTGCTACTCAAATTGCTTTTATTTCTCAAAATATGCTGGTGACAGATACGGCTATTTACAATATTGGTTGTTTGGCTTATCACTATCTTGATAGCCCAAGCACTACTTCAGCAACAACTTACAAAGTGCAATTTGCAAATACCAACGCTACAGCCAGTGCTGGCGTTAGCAGTAACTCAAATGAATTACAAACAATGATTCTTATGGAAATAGGTGCTTAATATGGCTAAAGGTGGAGATGTACTAAGTATGTTATGTCCTAATACTGAGTGGGTCATTACAGAAGATGACTTTGATTCAATTCAATGGATTAAAGGTGAGCAGATTACAAAAGCAGAGTTTGATGCTGGCTTTGCTCAATATGATTCTTGGAAGGCTGAGCAAGATTCTAAGGCAGCAGCAGACAAAGCAGCAGCACAGGCAAAACTTGCTGCACTTGGTTTAACTGCTGATGACTTAAAGGCACTTGGGCTATAAGTGGAACACTTGACTAAGATGTATCCGCAAGGCACTTCTGCTGCGTTGATTGAAGTTGCAAAGGCTGAAATTGGCACAATTGAAGAAGGCGACAACCTGACCAAGTACGGCAAATTTACAAAAGCCGACGGATTACCTTGGTGCGGTTCTTTCGTCAACTGGTGTGCAGCACAAGCGGGCGTCAAGATTCATTCAGTTGTGGGCACTGCAATTGGTGCGCATAAATTTAAAGAAATCAACCGTTGGTCAAATATGCCACAGTTGGGTTATTTGGCTTTCATGGATTTTCCTCATGACGGCGTTGACCGCATTTCTCATATTGGAATTGTTGTGGGTTTGATTGACGACAAACAATGCGTAACGATTGAAGGCAACACCAGTGGAACAGGCGACCAACGAAATGGTGGCATGGTTATGGTAAAGGTGCGCAACGTTGGCAAAGAGATTGTTGGGTTTGGAATTCCCAAATTCGTACCTTACAAGGGCGAACACCCAACAGTTGGAATACCAAAATCGGGAGAAAAACCGACAAAGGAGAAAACAAAAAAATGGACAAAGCCAAAGCCTTAATCGCCTCATGGGCACGCTCATTCATGGCAGCAGCACTAGCCTTATACATGGCAGGTGTGACAGACCCAAAGACACTCGCAATGGCAGGTGTCGCAGCGATTGCACCAGTTGTTTTGCGCTGGTTGAATCCGCAAGATAAGAGTTTCGGGTTAACGGGGAAGTAGCCCGAAAACTCACCGCAGCAGGATTGGCTTGGGCACTTGCGCTAATCCTGACTGCGTGTGGGTATCAGGGTTGGACACGTTATGAGTGCCAAGAATATGAAAACTGGTCAAAACCTGAATGCCAAAAACCACAATGCGTCCCGACTGGAACGTGTTCTGACGACATACTTGGATTCACAACACCATAAACCAGCACGACGACGCGCACCTGAGGACGTCCACGCGCAGCTAATTTTGATAATTGGTTCAACACTTGCAGCGGTATTTTTAATCGTATCGGTTGGCATAACTTACGCACTTATATTTGTTACTCAGCCAATTGGGGCACAAGCACCTAACGACGCTGCCTTTATTGACCTATTGAAAACCTTGGCCATTTTTTTAACTGGTTCGCTGGGCGGTGTGCTTGCTGGCAACGGACTGAAATCCAAGCCAAAGTCAGGTGACACGCCGACAAACACGCAAGGTTCTTGATTTGGCGCGCCTTATGCGTCACCCTGAGTGCAGGTGGTAGTCGTTACCACCAAGAATCGGGAGAATTCAAAATGGTTGTTGACTTATTAGACCCGCAGACTTTGCGGGCTTTATTCCTAATCGGTGTTCTTTGCACCTTATCCGCTGCCCTAGGTTATTCATGGGGACATAAAGACGGAAGCCGTGAAGGCTATACACGCGGGCGTGCAATCAGTCGTCACATCTCACAATCAAAAAGGGAAGTGAAATAAATGGGATTCCTAGACAATTACGAAGCAAGCCGTGAGCGTTTAGAACGCTGGCTGAAGACTTACCCACTGGGACGCATTGAAACCAGCATTGTTGAATTCAGTGCCGACAAGGGTTATGTGTTAGTTGAAGCAAAGGCGTTTCGTCATGAAGACGATACACGTCCAGCAGCCGTTGATTTTGCTTACGGCTACCAGGGCGCATACCAACAGAACATGAAGCGTTGGTTTGTTGAAGATACAGTCACCAGCGCAATTATGAGAGTGCAACAACTGGTCATGGGCGGTGCTGAACGAAGCACTAAGGAAATTATGGAACAGGTTGAAAAGACGTCAGCAAAAGTTGCAAACACTGACAAGGACTATGACTACTGGACAACCAAATTTGGTGACGTTCCAAGTTACAAGACTGAAGAAGACATGGAAGCAGCTGGTGTTCCAACCTTGGCTTCAGGCGTCGCAGAAATTGCCAAGCAACTGGGCGGTGAATTGGTGGCCGAAGCACCACAATGCCGTCATGGACACCGTGTTTTCCGTAGCGGAAACAGTGCCAAGACTGGCAAAGACTGGGCAAATTACTCATGCGTAGGACGCAAGCCTGACCAATGCGACCCAGTGTGGCTAGTGCTTACAAGCGACGGAACTTGGAGACCACAAGTATGACAAAGCCACGCTTAATCAAAATACTCGTCTGCATTGAAATTGTTTTGGTTTTGTTACTGATTGGGGTGGCATTTCTATGAGCGATTATTGGGAAGTAATACAAGTCAAAACAATGACTGGCAAACTTATGTGCGAAGGTGAAGTGGTCGCCGAATACAAAGTTGAGCAATGTGACAGATGTTCAAGCATTGTGAAATTTGACGAATTTGGCTACCAAAAAGGCTACGGCAATGAAAAAATTATTTGGTTTTGTGCGGGTTGCCGTTGAAAATGACCTTAACGCGCGAGGAAGAATTTACGTGCCACGACGCAGCAATTCATTTGGCTAAGGCCAACACGGATTATTGGCAAACAAGGTCAGGCGGTTACTCAACTGAGAAATCACTTCATGACCTCATTGCACAAGACGCACAAAGTATCGGCAGCGAATGGGTAGTTGCTAAGTACCTAAACGTTGACTTCAATCCATTTGAACAAAAGGGCAAAACTAAGGCTGACGTAGGTTCACACTTTGAAGTTCGTTGGACTAAGTACGTGTCAGGGCAGCTGATAATTCACGAATACGACCGCACTGACGACGTGGCAATCCTGGTCACTGGTGAATCACCGCATTTCTTCATTGCTGGTTGGATTCCCATTGCTATGGCTAAACGTCCCAAGTACCGACACAGTAAGCAACCAAATTGGTGGGTAACACAAATCAACTTGCAACCTATTGAAAACCTTAGGAGAAGCAACTATGGACACAGTTCAGTTTGAGTGCAGAAAATGCAAAAAGGTAACGAAACAGGTAATCCACAAGGTAACGGACAACCTTCCCGACGGTGTGGAAGTGATTCAATGCACCAAGTGCGAAGTCATGGGGGTTGCGCAGATAGGGACTTTAAATGCCAATCTATGAGTTTAAATGCACGTTGTGCCAAATCAGTGTTTATGTTGATA